TCTCCTCCATGATCTCGGCCACGGGCCTCATGGCGGCACGAATGGCTGCCTGTTCTTGTTCAGTCAGATCAACCATGTCGAAAGACCTCCGGGCCAGGCCGGTCCACAACGCCTGGCAAGACATGCTGCAGAAGGCCACGCTGGGCCGGGATGGCTTCTGGCGGGTCGGATCGAACCAGCCGAAGCCTCGAGAGGAGCGCGCGCAGACGGCGCAGGGCGCGACGGGATTGCGCATGGCCGGTCATGCCGCCTGTTCCAGGCTGGACGCCGTTGTGTTGAGCACCAGCGAGCGGATGGCGCCGCGGTTGAAGCGAAAGGTCAGCAGCGCGGAGGCCTTGTACCGCGTCAGGCTGTAGTCGAGCCGGCACTCGGGCGGCAGGTAGGCAAGCTGCCGGTTCGTGGCGGACTCTTTTAGCCACCCCCTGGACTTGTGCGCCGACTCGTCCGTCTCGTTCTCGTTGAGCCAGTCGTCGGCCGCCGCCAGGCAAACCGTGCGATCGCCCATCGTAAGAAGCCTGGGAGGAAGCTGCCTGGCGCCACCGACAGCATGCCAGCGCCCCTCCAGGAAGAACGCACCACCCCAGGCATTGAAGCCATTGGCCATCAGTGCCGCGTCGTCGCCGAAGAGATCGCACCACTGGAAGCTCGACCGGCTCAGCAGGTCGATCTCGGTCATGATAAAGCTGTCGATCGGCTCGGGTCCGCCGCCGCCGCCCGATTCGAAGGTGTGCCCACAGAGCGGGCAGACCATTACCGCAAGCGGCACCTCGGCTTCGCACGACGGGCAGATCTTGGTCGGCGCCTCGCCCTGTCCCTGGTACCCGTCGAGGTCGATGTCCTGCTCCAGGCAGCCGTGCAGCAGCGACGAGGTGCCGAAGTCGAGCACGATGCAGTCTGACTTGACCACGCCGGGGTGCTCCTGCGGGTTCACCGTGCGCAGCCCACGACCGACCATCTGGATCATGGTGCACTTGAAAGAGCTGGGGCGAAGCAGCACGACGCAGCTGGTCGGCGGATGGTCCCAGCCCTCGGTCAGCACCGCGACGTTGACCATCACCCTCGCCTCGCCCGAGGCGTAGGCCGCCAGCACGCCCCGGCGTTCCGCGTCGGTCATCTCGCCGGTGACCAGGACGGCAGCGATGCCGGAAGCGTTGAACGCCGCCGCGACGGCTTCGGCATGGGCCACCGTGGAACAGAAGACGACGGTCTGCCGATCCGAGGCCTTCTCGCGCCAATGGGTGACGACAGCCTCGGTGACCGGCCGCTGGTTCATGATGCGGCCGACCTCGGCCATGTCGAAGTCGTCGCCGACCTTCTTCACCCGCGACAGCTCCTCGCGCACGCCGACGTCGATGACGAAGGTTCGCGGTGGGACCAGGTTGCCGGCCTGGATGAGTTCGCCCAGCCGGATCTGGTCGGCGACGTTGGAGAACACGGCCCGCAGGCCGCGCTTGTCGCCCCGGTTGGGCGTGGCGGTGACACCGTAGATCCGGCACGCCGGGTTCAGCTGCAGGGCCCGGTCGATGACCCGCCTATAGCTGTCGGCGATGGCGTGATGGGCCTCGTCGATCACCAGCAGGTCGAGGGCCGGCATGGCCTGCAGGTTCGCCGGGCGGGTGAGCGTCGGCACCATGGCGAAGGTCACCTGCCCGGCCCACGACTTGGTCGAGGCGTCGACGACGGACGTGCCGATGCCGGGATTGACGCGACCGAACTTGTCCCGGTTCTGGACCGTCAGCTCGTCGCGATGAGCGAGGACGGCGGCCTTCGCCGCGGTACCATCGACGAGCTGACCTGCAACGGCAGAAAGCGCGACGGTCTTTCCAGCACCTGTCGGCGCGATTCCCAGAGTATTGCCGTGCTCGCCGAGCGCACGAAGACTGCGCTCGACGAAGGTCTTCTGGCGGGGACGGAGCAACATGCCGTGCCTCACCGAGCCCAGGTCGGGCGCACCGCGCCGGACGGGTTCGCCGGCGGTGCCGACACGGCGGGAGGCACGGACGGCGCGGCGTAGGCCGACGCGGCGGCGGGCTGGGCACCGGCGACCGCGGCATATCCCTTATGATCCGGCGTCACCGCCGAGCGGATCTCGTTCTTGGCCTCGCCATTGGCGTCGGTGCCGACATCGATGCGGGCCACGAACTCGATCCCGTCGAGGTCGGCGAAGCCTGCGATGCGGCGCGCCGCCTGTGCCTGGGGCGAGCTGTCCTTGTCGGAGATCCCGCGCGCGGAGTTCAGCATGCCTCGCACGAAGCTGCGGCCCATGTTCGCCCAATCCGGCCCCTTGGGGCTGTACAGGCCGATCAAGGTGAAGATCTTGCGCCGGGCGTACGGGCCTTCGAGGATGGTGAACTCACCGTTGATATAGACTGCGCCGCTCGCCCCTCGGGTCGCGTAGCCGCCGGTCCAGCCCTGGCTGGGATCGTCGAAGCCGCCGGGCCGGATGCCCACGCGCACCTTGGCCAGCGTGCCTTTCGGGATCAGCGCAGCGTTCTGCTGGGCGTCGTTGTAGTCGTTCCAGGACGGTGCCATGGGATCAGCTCCTTGTGTTGGCGGTGGTGGACGGCGGGGCCTCGGCCGGCGCGGCGGCCGGCAAGGCGAAGGACAGGCGCTCGGAAGCGGGACGCAGGGGGCCGCGAATCTTCTCGAACAGGCGGCCGAGATGGGGCTCTTCCAGCATGTCGAGCCGACCGCTGCGGTCCTTGGCGGGAAAGCCCCAGGGGTTGAGCGTCTGGCAGACGAAGGCGCGGAACGGACTACCGTCCTGACCCTTGATCTGGGCGAGTGTCAGGACCTCATCGACGATGCCGGGCAGTTCGAGCCCGGTCTTGCTGCCCTCGATCTGCGGGCTGAACACGCGGCGGTTAAAGTCGTCGAGCTTCTCGTCGAGGATGCCGACGAAGATCACGTTGCGCGCCCGCGTGTGCTGCAGGTGTGTCAACCAGGCCAGCATCTCGCGGCCGTGCAGCCCGTAGGCGCCGCGGATGTCGGCCTTGCCGGTCCGGTCCGCGAAGGCCTCGGGTTGTCCGCGGCACCACTGGAAGCAGAGCCGGCCGGCCACCGTGATGCTGTCGATGAAGATCGTCTCGAACGCGTCGAGCGACAGCGACGGTCCATACTCGGCAACGACCGCGGCATGGTGGGCCGCCGAGTATGGTTGGTCGTCGCGTAGAGCCGGGTTGGGTCCGCCGATGAACACCGCGAAGTCGCGGCACTCCTGCCAGGTCCTCAACCGAAGCGTCGCTCCGGACCAGTCCTGGACGGCGAGGTCGCCCGCCTCGAGATCGGCGGACAACGTTTTCTTCTCGGGCAAGGTGAACAGCAGGCTGGTCTTGCCCGAGCCGCTCTTGCCAAAGACAGCGGCCTTCACGCCGCGGGCTTCGGCCAACCGCTCATCGGCGCTGACGATACGGAGGCTCATCGTGCGTCCTCCTTGAGGGTGAGAACAAAGCTCGGCTTGCCGGTCTTGACGGTGCGGGCCGGCGCGAAAGCGGTGCGGATGTTCTCGGGCCAGGCGGTGTACTTGCGCTCGGGGACCTTGATGGCGATGTCGACGTACTGGTTGGGATCGTCGCCGGCGGCGCGGATGCGGTCGACCACACCGGTGATCAGCGCCTGGTCCCAGTCGACGCGCTTGGGCAGGTCGGCCACGACGGTGACGCCGTCCTGCTCGAAGCGGACGGTACCGGTGTCCTTGCCGGCCTCGCGGCGCAGCGCCTGAACGTGGTCGGCAAAGCGCAAGGCGATGGCGCCATCGATCCAGTCCTTGGCTTTCTTGGTGGCGTCGAGGGCAGCCGATGCATCTTCCTGCAGCAGCGCCAGGTGTTCGGCTGGCAGCTGCGCGATCTCACCGATCGGCATGTGCCGGATTCCGTCCAGGGGTGGACGATTTGTATTTCCGTTAGACATCATCAGATCTCCCATGGAGGAATAGGGCGGCGCACATTCGGGGTTCGCCTGGTCGCGTGGTTCAAAGGGCCGACGGGCTCGGCATCGCCCTGCCCCATGACGGCCTCGTACAGGCGGTCGAGTCGCTCAGCTTCGTCGAGGCATTCCATGCCCTTGCGACGCATGAAGCGGCGGGCCGCATCGAGCTGGGCGGGATCGGCGATCAATTCCCTGACGGGCACTTCCTCGTCGCGCTGGGGCACGAAGTACGAAGGCCGCCGCAGCCGCCGGACGAACGACTGGAAGGTCGCATCGATCTCGCCAAAATCCGACTGGCCGGCTCCGTCGCGCACGCTGTGGAGCACGCGCTTTACCTCGGCGATGCACCCAGTCCGCAGCATGCCGGACGCGCCTTCCGCCTCGGCGGCGGTCGTGGTCTTGGGAAAGACCGCACGCAGTATGTGATCGACGATGCGCGGGGCACTGCGGCCGACCTGGTCGGCTGCCTCCCAGACATGGTGCGTAAAATCAGGCGTTCGCTTCGGCACGTGCGGCCTCCAGGATGGTGTTGAGAGCATCCCGACCGCGCGTCATCTTCGCGACACTGCGTTCGAGCATGGGGGCGTCGAGGCAACCCGACAGGATGAATCCGGCGCCGTGCGCATCGAGGTAATCGGCGATGCGGGTACAGCAGCCGTCGATGCCGGCGCTGGCGTCGTAGGCGGGATCAGGCTGGTACAGCGGGTTGCGGGGGCGCCTCTTCGATCCGCCGCGCAGGCCACGCATCGCGGCATCCACCACCATCTTCCGCAAGGCCGCCCGGGTCGGCTCTTCCCCGCGGTCCAGGCGCTCGTCGAGCGTGCGCTGGACGATGCCGGGCTCCACCTTCTCCGCGTCGCGTAACAGGCGCGCTTCGTGGATATCCTTGCGGGAGAGGCCGATCTCGGCTGCTGTAGAAGGCCGAACATCGTTCTCGTCTGGAACGATGTCTGTCCGGACTGAACCTCGGGCGACTTCTCCCCGCTCCTGCGCGGCGTCGTATTCGTCGGCCAGCCGCAGCTTGGCGCGCGCCTCGATCTGCAGGGCGTGGGCCTGGGCACGATGGGCAGCGACGATCAGATCGTCGTGGGCCTGCTTGGCTTTCGCCAGGCGCGCCGTACGCTTCGCCGCGTCATACGCCAGCGTGGCAAGGTCGCGTGCTTCCAACACTTCGGCGGCATCGCGGGCGTTGACCAGGGCCGCCGCCGCGTCGGCGAGAAGTGTGGGCAGGTACTGCCCATTGATGGGCACGGCGGCAAGGTCCATCACGCGACCTCCTTCAGCAGCAGCGCCGACGGCAGCGCGGCGAGTGTCTCGGGCCGTGGCCGGGCGATCGCCAGGTAGCTGAACCGCTCGCTGCAAACCCTGCGTTGCAGCAGGTGCACCAACCCGTGTTCGACCAATCGCATGGCTTGGCTCGCGACCCGCCCGAGCGCTGCGCGTTCACGCTCTCTGAACGCGTCCCCGTGAGACGAGCGGTCGAGGGCCAGAAATCCCTGGTGATATTCGAGGATGTCGCCGGGGCTCGCCTGACCGACCCAAGCGAGCAGATCGATCTCGGTGTGGTGACGCGGCAACAGGGCATCAGTGCGAGCGGCGTTCATCGCGGCGCCCCACTGGCCTGTGACGCAGGAACGATCGCGTTGCGCTGCCGGCCCGCCTCATAGGCCTCGATGTCCGAGAGGCGGTAGACGACCCGGCCGCCAATCTTCAGGTACTGGGGCCCCCGTCCCTCCCAGCGCCAGCGCTCCAGGGTTCGATGGCTAAGTGA